AAGGTCTTGATCTGTAGTGTGTACCATCCTGCTGGTACGGGCAATGCTCCAGAGAGTTCTTCTTTCTGATACGACATTTGAAATGCCATTGGTTACTGCTCCTTTTTCTTTTCTTTTGGTTTGAAGTCTGGTGGCTGGTATTTGAAGTCTGGTGGAAGTGAAGACCAGTCCATGTCGTACATACCACGCCTTTTCGGATAGCGCATAGTATACTTGTCCATTTGTGCTACCATGTTCTGGACGCTCTTCAAAGTTATATCGCCCTGCTTAGAATTTGGATAGCTACCATACGCTACCAAATCATCCATCATAGCTAAGCCATAGTGTCTAGTCAGGGCTACAAAGGGCGAACTACAATCTCAACCTGCTCAAGTTTGTCGAGATAATCTGTTGGGATGCTACGAGAAGCAGTGATTTGAATCTCTGCATCTGTAGTAGCAATAGTTGAAGTCGGCGAGACTAGGATACTCGACTTTTCCTGAATCTCGTTTCCCGCAGCATCCTTAACGACTTTAGGATGATACAGAACAGCATACGTGTACAACTTACCTTTTGCCATTGGTCAGTTCCTCTCTTTTCTTTTTGTGCTTCGCAATCATGTCCATGATGTTTGGTTTTTCCTCGCCATCCAACATCATAGTCGTAGAAGCCAGAATATCATTATTCGGCTTGCAAGTCACTTTGTACTCTTGTCTGTTTGGTTTTGTCGCATCAACTGTGATGCGATAAACTTCGTTAAACAAACTGAGGCTGTTTTCGAGGTACTGTGGATCAGTCGTAACGAGTCCTGTGTATTTTGTTTCGATAGCTGTGGACTCACCTTTGTCTTTTTGATCCTTCTCGTGGAAGACAAAGATGATATTAACTCCAAGGCTGCTAAACTCTGCAATAAGGTACTCCACGTATCGTTGGATTCCATTTATCACGTCCCATGAATTACGAAGTTTCATGCTGGTGCTATTGCCGACACGTATTGTACGATAGAGTTTGGAATCTTGCCGAAAAATTTCCTCTTCCATCGCACGGTTCATGTAGGTCACAGAATCAAAGACTACGGTTGCCGGTAGAGGTAGACCTTTAGCTTTGTTCGCTTTCATTACTGAGAGATCTGTCTCTACTTGAAGCATGGTTGGTTTAGAAAGAATGAACAGATTTGGCTTCCCTTCCAGCGACTCAGCACGATCATCGAAGTCATAATATCTGATCGGACCCGGCGCCGTAGCAGCAAGCCAACTCTTTCCAGTTTTCGGCTTTCCCAAAATTGCAATTTTGAGGCGCTCTGCGGCGTGTACATCCTCAGAGCGCACTCCTGGCATGTTAGCGAAGGGATTTGGTGATGTTCCCATTGGATTCCTGCTCCTTTGGTAATTACTTCTTTGCGGGCGCTACTGGTGTAGGTACTACTGGTGCGGTATCTGCCTTTACAACTGCCCGTGCTAATAGAGCCGCTTCGTCCGCAGTTATCTGCGCATCTTGCGTCTGCTCACTAGAAGCATGAGCACGGCACTTCTGATACTGCGTGATTGTTTGCGCTGCCGGATTCTTGTCTGTCGGCGTGTCGGTGGTAACTGTGACAAGAAAATCTCCTGCTCGCCAGCACTGCATATGATTCGCAAGTATCTGCTGACATTTGGTAATCTTCAAATTCGGCAGACTCGTTACAGGTTCGTATGTTTTAGTTGTTGCCATGTGCTACTCCTTCTCCTGCTTGTTAGAATGTTGTAGGTTTAACAGCTTCTTCTTCTTTCCAAGAATAGCCATGAATAAGATCAGACATGGTACCGAAAGAAATGCCGTGATCTCTTGCAAAGCAATGCAAACCACACTTGTAAGTTGTGTATTCTTTACGCAATTCTCGTACTAGCTCAATGTTAAGTTTTGATTGCCTCCCTCGTCGAGCGTTTGTAACTTGAGAAACAGGCTCTACATGCTCAGGATTTATACAAGCTCTGTGCTTACATAAATGATCCAACTGCATTCCTGCTGGAATCTTTTTACCAGTTTTTAGGTAAAAATAGACGTGAGCATTTATAGTCGTCTTCTGACCATTACTCTTACGAGTACTCACTATACCATAGCCATCTCTTGTAGGACCGTTCCAAATCCAACATTCAGTGGTATAACCGCAGTCCATCACTGCATAGCGAGTGTTTGGATCTGGACAATGTTTTGGCATAGAGCACCTTTCAAAACGTAGTAGGTTCGACAGACTCGGTATCCCAAATCGGGAGCTTGAGGAAGCCGTTGTTGAGAGTAGCTTGTTCTGCTTCTCTGGAACTCTGTCTGCATACATCTCTGAACGCACACGTTGTCATGTGCCAGTTCGTGCAAGCTGTTGTGTTACGTGGGAGATTTCCAGAGCCAACATAAAGTGTTAGATCAGTTATAAGATGTGTGACAGTGTTTATCATCCTGTACTGATAGTCCACTAACTGCTGCATCGTCTTCCTAATCGGCACACGCTTGAATCGTTCTTGCGGCGTGGGAGCTGGCTTTTTCTGTATTAGGTTCATCAGAATCTTTGAGCAATCACGCTTTAGAAGCTGCTCCTCTGGTACAAACAGTGGAAGAATCACTGAGAGTGCATAGATATACCCTGTCGGACCTTCCTCTGTCTCAAACTGCATCCCAGGATCGCCGCGAAAAGCGCCCATAGTCTTATGGTCCATAGGACAGATGAAGTATCCATCGTCTACGATCAGGTCCATGCGTCCAGCGAGGTAGATGTTAATATCCTCGCCGATGAACAGAGGCACTTCGCCGTTTCTGCCGAATGAGATTTCTGTGCCAAGAATCCTGAGCTTCTCATTCAACGGCGACATTACAGACGCATACTGCATTAACAAGCCAGCGAAACCGAACGCGCCGCCGATAACCTTGAACTCCTTATGCTCTGAATGAGCATCCATCTTCATTTCCTGCCACTCGGCCATAGCACGCACAGAAGCCCACTTAGTAACATCGAAGTCAGGATTCTTAAACTCCTGATAGTACATCTCCAGCATCTTATGAAGCAGAACGCCAAAGTCCAAATACCACGCACGTTCTTTTTCTCCTTCTTTGACGCCGGATTTCTTCTGATAACCTTGGACGTTGGAGTAAAAAAAATGTTGAGGGCAGTTTCTATAAGTGCTTAACATGTGGTTATCTATAACCACAATCAATCTACCTTTGCTTTTATCGTAGCGTATCCAAGGCAGAGGAGTAGAATCAAGAAAATCTATTAGCTGAACAGAAGCTGCTGTCATTGGAAAAGACCTCTCAAACTTTGGAAATTGTAGTTCAACCTGCTTTTTTCACGCATACAAGTTCTGCAATCTGCTTGCTGAGGTAAAACTGAGCTTTCTGCAAATCTTGCAGCATATTGTCTTTATGCTGCGCTCTGGCGATATACTTCACAACCTGCCAAAGCAGTGGATTCGTTGGAAACCAATCCTGTAGCACATCTATAACTTCAAAACGTCCGAAGGTATAGTGTGAGGGATGGTTCACTGGATCTTCAGGCATTTCTCCTCCTACGCTTTCTTCAGCATCGCTGCTATCTTATCCATCGTCATTCCTTTAGCGGCCATATTCTTGAGTAGCGCTGCTATCTGTTCTTGCGCTTTAGTCTTCGACACTGTGCGAGTTTTCTTCACAGTTGTTGTAGTAGTCTGGTTTACACCTGTTGCCGCAGGTGCTGAAGGAATCTTAACTCCAGCATACCTGTGCATCTTAGCTGTGCGACGTTGCTCTTGCTCAGTACACATCAGCGACAAGATGTTTCGATGATACTCAATATCTAAATCAAGCTCAAGATCAGATAAATCTACAATCTTACGCTGTGCGAAAAGCCAGTCCATACCTTTGATCTGTATCTCTCTAGCCCTACGCCGATAAAACACTGTGTCACCTTGAGCGTTTTTGTGCTCATAAGTCTTAGTGATTACACTCTTAGACACCGAAATATCACTTAGACAATTCACACAATACTGTGCATCAATCGTAGAAGCAAAGTGAAAACAAAACGGTTGACCACAGCGAGCACATCTTATTACTGATGTTGGATGCGTGAGATTTAACTCAAGACACACATCGCATACGGTTGCTGTTAGATGGGATTCTTCTGGCTCCGCCGGAATGTCTGTGTGTAAAGCCTCTTCTGCTGTGATTTCTTCCGGCTCATCCGTCGGCGCAAAGATTTCTTCCGCCGGAGATTCTGCTTCGGCATCTCTAGCATCTTCTTCGCCTTCTGTATCAGCTAGATCACCAATCACGAAATCATCGTGTTCTGCCATGCTATTCTCCTTTTTGTGCTTATGCTACAGAAACTTGCTTGTTCTTATTGCTCTTTAGAGCCTGCTCGGCCCTAGCCATTTCCTCTAGAGCTAGAGGGTAGACATTTGTAGGTAGTTGTTTAGATAAAAATAAGTGCAACAGGACACGCATCAAGGCGCTCTTGCTGAGTTGTGGATAATCTACTTTAAGCGCCTCGTTTTGTGCTACGAATATGCGCGCGGTCATCGCTACGGTTGGTTCGGGTCGGGTCGCCATGTCTTTCATCATACGCCCGGCACACGGCGATGTCAAGGCTTGTATGCAGGGCTATGTCAATGATTCAAAAGGGGTTAACCCGAATCGAAGGCGAAGGCCCGTCGCATAAGCCGAGACGGGCCTGCCGAGTGAGCTAGCATGAGCACACTTACAGCACCTCCAACGTATCACCATCAGTCCACAAGTTTCTTACCCAGTGTGGGCTTATGATACAACCATCGGAAGCATCGTGAGACATGTCGCTAGTATCTCCGTGATTCATAAACGCACACCGTCCGAACATACGGTTTGTCGGCGCTGGTTCGAGCCGCCAACATTGTGGGCCGCGGTGAGGATCAGTGAATGGGCCAGAGAATGTGTACGTTCCTGCTGGAAGTGGGCCTTTGGCAACTTGGTTTTGTGCGTGTATGTCGTTGAGAAATCCAATGTGGCCGCTGTAACCAAAGCCAATGAGTTCTAGGTCCGTAGGTTTTACTGCGCTGTCAAGTGTAGCAGGTCCAGTACCTGCTTCGACAGAACGTCTGAAGAAAGTGCCCCAGTAACGATCGTAGTAGTATTTCATTCTAGCTCCTTAAATTGCTGACAATCACAGCCTTCTTCGTTACATTCTTCGGAATAGTCAACGTGAGATTCTCTCTGATGGCCACAGTTAGCACAAAGATCAACAACATGCTCCCACCAATAGGCTTCATACTCTTGTTCTTCGTCGTCGTCAGGATCGACTAACCCTGCATCTTGAGGAGAGATATAATCCACTGGATAGTGCTGCTGCTCCATCAGACGTTCTGCTTCAGCTCTTGATTGTGTCATTGGTTGGCTCCTTTGGTTTTGGTGCTGCGTGTGGTGGACCTGG